GGAGAGAACGACAAAGCCCCGAGGGTTTACCTCGGAGCTTTGAACCTGTTCATCCTGCGGAGAGAACAGGATTCGAACCTGCGAACCGGTTTTGCCGGTTACACGCTTTCCAGACCTGCGACAAAAAGTTGCAAGTTACTGATTTTGAACACGTTGAAAAATCGCTGTTTCCGACTTGCGGTGTATTTGCGGTTTTTTCGGTTCCAAAGTTGCTGTTTGCCCTATTCTCTGCCATATATGTTCTACTATGCTATATAAAGTTAAAAATATGTAATAATTAGATTATCTTAGTCTAATCTAAAAATATTTTCGTACCTTTGCATTGTGCAATCACTAATAACAGTGCAAATGTACGGAATTTCCGTTGTTGTACCAAATTGAGAGCACAAAGTAGTCTATATATTAACGTTTTTAACACTAAGAGCAATGAAAAAGTCAATGAAAGAGTTGTGGCTTCTCTGGAAAAAGTCAGTCGCTTGGGATGAGAAAACCTTGAAGCAGAAGTTGATTAGTGCATGGTTCAGCCTGTCGTTCCCACTTGTGGCCATCGTAGGCGGATCTTGGTTAACAGTCATTGCCATCGTGAACCTTGTTGCCGCAGCGTATTTCACTGTCAAGTATGTACCTGTTAGCGAGTAAGGAGGACAGGCTATGAAAAATGAAAATGTGACTTCAACAATATTAAGGCCTAATCTGCATTTGGAGAAGGTTATGAAGAATACCGTATTAGCCAAGAGCGTCATTCTCATTGATGTCATGCTGAATGGTTCTTTCGTCTGCCAGATGATGATGCCATACTGCCCGCTGTTTTCTCTGAACTTCAAAGAGGTGAAGAAATTCGTTACAGACAAGAAACCGAGTCTCAGAGGTAAGAAGTTCAACATCGAGTTTTCAAGTGCTGCACCGCTTCTGAGGTCTGACACTAATATAGGATGGTGAGTTATGACTATCACTATTTTCGCTTTGTTCGTAGCATACACCCTGTGTTGTATTGCTGATGGTCCAGACGTAAAGCCCATTATCAAAAGACGTCTGAGTAAGTATCTTGAGGTGCAGGCAAATCGCCTGCATCCCATCCAGTACGTCCATCCTGTTATAAGGCAGCCCCGTGACTGCCGTCTGGAAGATGTCGTTAAATTCGGAGAGGATGAGGTTTTGAGTACAATGAGACGCAAGCACTGCTCAACAGAAATGGCTGTAAGGCTAATTACTGAGGATAGCAAAAGTTATCTGGCAAAATCCATTGCAAAGGCTCTGCTCGATGGTGGCTTCGTCGAGTTCAAGACTGACAGGGATTTTACAGGTGCATTTTATGTTAGGGCTATTTACTACGCTGCAAAATATTGAGACTATGAGAAAGTTATATCAGTTCTTGTTTAAGACGTTTGTCTCTCAGATATTCATCTGGAAGTTCTACACCATCAAGGAGTTCTTTCAGAATGGTGGATATATCTTCACTCTCATGCCCGGCTGTCAAGATGGCACGAATCTTGGGAACTATTGCAAGTACCTGTCCTATGAGGCTTTCGTAAAAGACTGGCCACATAACCACTGGCTTTGTGGTGAGCATTCAGAATATGTTATCTTTGGAGTAAAGGCAAAGTACGATAATGTTCCAGAGCATGGATTTGTCTGCAGGGTTCCAAAGAATGTTCCGAACTATCCGAATGTCGCACTGGCAATAATAGTTAGCGGAATCGTCATCGTTGCCTGTTCTTTGTTCTGTCTGTCCGCTATAGTAGGATTCACCTTCATAGGTGCTGTAGTAACTTGCATTGGTGCCCTGCTGTATCGCCAGAGTATTCGTTCACTAAAAGAAAAGTAGTAAGTATGCCAGACCTGTTTGATAAAGACCCTGCATTTGTCTACAGAGACAAGAAGGGCCGCTTCGCCACTCCAGAGAAAGCGATGACAGACAAGGCCATCGAGGAAAACAAGATGCTTCGTCTGCAGGTCGAGAAGTTCAGACGTGCCTACCTTGCAGCCGCCAGTATGTCATCGAAATACCATCGTGAGTTGGTTGAACTCAAAGATAGGGTCAAGAATCTACTGAAGGAAGGAGGTGCAGTATGATTACCTGTGACGAGCCAGTAGTGAACGCATCCAGTCGCTACAGTATCGGCCAGACCTGCTCCATCCTCAATATCACCAGAAAGACTTTGGCCAAGTACACCAAGGCAGGTCTTATCAAATGTGGCTATCGGCCACAGACATACCGCAAGTTCTATACAGGGCTTGACATCATGAAGTTCTGGAGGGCTGCGGTGTAGTTTTCTTTAAAGCCATTTACGATGCCCATTGCCTGTGAAGGTAGTGGGCATTTTTCTTGCCGTCCAACAAACGTCCAACCCTCAACCCCTTTAAATAAAGGCTTTCCGAAGGACTGCGATGATAAAAGCGTCCAGCAAACGTCCAGCAAACGTCCACAACTAAAGAATATATATATGGTATAGTTATTCCTTTCAGTCATAACTCTACCAAACAAACAAATATACGTGCGTGTGCGCGATTTACTTGAAGCGATAGTACCTGTAACTCTTACCAGACAGTCCGAATCCAACCTCATCAAGTTGCATGTAGTCGTTGCCGAAGGAAATGTAATACACCAATGTTCGAGTTTTCAGATATACATCGTCAACGGAGTACTGGCTTGTTCCGTTGATAGCCGATTTCTCATAGGCATACCTATATGAGCCATCTGTAAAGAACTGCAGGGTGTCGTGGTTCTCGACCTCCTTGTAATCTGTTGTTTGGATTGGTGCTGAATACCTGTTTACCCACTTTCCGATAACAGCCTGTCTGTTGTAGGCAGCTTTCTGTTCTGCCGGATTTGGTGCATCGTCACCGTCACCGCCTCCACAGGATGCAAGGCAAACAGCGGCCACCATGATTGTAAAAAGTCTCTTCATATACATCTATACATTAAAGAATAAAAAACGTCTCATACGGAATCTATGACGGAATCACGGAACATCTGGCCGTTGCCACACAACAGCCATTCAGCAGACACACCGTAGTCATGTACCAAGAAGGAAAGCCACTCTGGTTTAAGGAAGCGTTTCTCTGGCTCGCTGCGGAGTGTGCTAAAATTCCAGTAGTTGATGCCGTACCTGTCAGTGAAGGTTTTCATGCCTCGGATTCTTCGCTGCATCTGCAAAGTATCAAGTGCAAGGAAGAAGCGTTTTGTTATTGCCACGCCTTCTGGAGAAATCTTGATAATCATAGCGTATGGTATTTTCCGTTCACATAGAAGATGTGTGCTTGTCGGCAGTCTTTTCAAAAACGCCATTATCCATCATGATAGACAGCAGGCGTTCAAGGTTGCTTGCATCCCTATCATGAATCTCGATGAGTTTGTCTATCCTGTCGAGAAGCTGCGGAACCAGATCTTGTCCGTTGACAGCCGAAACAGGAACTTCTTTCAGCATTTCACCTTGGCCTGTCATGAGCCAGTCGGTGTTCAACTGAGGAAACCTCGCACTGATAGCGTTCAAGGATGATTTGCGCATCCTGGAGTTAGTCTTGTCAACGAATCCGTTTGCCAGACCCGCCTCACGCTCGAATACTGACTTGTCAAGGCCGATGTGGCCGAGAAAATCCATCAACCTACCTTTTACTGCGTCCATTGTTAAACAACATTAAATTTTAGTGCAATCTATGATAATCTAAGATTATTTTAGTACCTTTGCACCATCATTATTTATATAACAATGCAAAAGTACAAAAAGTTATTTGAATGGCAAACAAAATTGAAAGAAAACCGCAGAAAATGACCCTAAAGGGCTATTATCAGAATCTTCCAGATGCCACGCATCCGAAGACTGATTTCATCACTCGAATCATGAGTGAGTGCGGAGTATCGTTCACTACAGCCCGAAACTGGGTGATGGGTGTCACAAGGCCGGACAAAGAAGAGAATGTCCGCAAGTTGTCAGAAATGACAGGTATCAAGGCAGATGACTTATGGAAAAGTTAGAGTTCTACATCTACGAGAATGAGTTATGGTGCAAGTATGCTGATGGTCGTAACGAGCAGGTCACCGAAAGCGACACAGAACTGATTGGTGAAATGCTTGGACTGATTAAGGACCACTATCCTACAGCATACAAGGCTCTGGAGAAGGAGTACCAGAAAAGTGCCGCAAACCCTCGCTACTTCCAGTGGCTCATCGTTCGTAGGTTCTGTAAGTGTAACTTCGGCAAACTTGACACAACGAAACTCGATATGGAGGAATCTGACCGTCTCAACTTCGAGAAGGTGGAGTGCCCCCTGCGTGGAGAGTGTAAGTTTGAGGGAGTTATCTGCTTTCCCACTTTCAACACGAAGCTGTCTGAGGCAGAAATGCGTGTCATGCGGCTTGTGTATAATGGTGCCTCGAAAGAGGATATAGCCGAACAGTTGTATCTCTCTCCGAACACCGTCAAGAATCATATCAAATCGGTGTACTGTAAACTCGGCATCCATGAGAAAGCTGAGTTCATCCAGTATGCTAACAGAAATCATTTATTTAGTTAAGTTATATGTTTCACAATTTAAAGCACTAAGAGCAATGGGATTGATTAAGAAAAGTAACGAAATCGCTATTCAGCGTAATGTGAAGATGATGGTTTACGGACAGCCTGGTATGGGTAAGACTACCCTCGCACTGTCAGCTCCGAAACCGCTGTTGCTTGACTTCGACAATGGTGTCAAGCGTGTGAATAACTCTCACCTCGGAGAGGTCGGAATCGTCCAGATTACCAACTGGCAGGAGATAGTAACCCTTCTGACTACGGAGAAAGCAGATCTGGCTCCTTACGAGACCATCGTGGTTGACACCATCGGTAAGATGATGGACTTCATCATCGCCTACCGATGCGGAGGACGTAACCCCAGAGTACAGGATTGGGGTATGATTAACTCTGACTTCAAGTGGTTTGTTAACGCCCTGTCGGAACTCGGCAAGCACCTTATCTTCGTTGCACACCGGGACACACGAAAGGAAGGCGATGATACCGTATTCGTTCCTGCACTCCGAGAGAAGTCGTACAATGCCATCGTGACGGAACTTGACCTTCTGGGCTATCTGGAAATGAAGAATGAGAACGGCATCCAGAAGCGTTCCATCACCTTCGACCCGACCAGTCGCAACGATGGCAAGAACACCTGCCAGTTGGATGGTGTCATGTGGATAAACAATATCCTCGACAAGAACGGACAGCCGACAGCCCCGAACGACTTCATCCAGAAGCGTATCATTGACAAGTACCAGAACATGATACAGGTCAAGGAGAATGCGCAGGCCGAGTACAACAAGGCTCTGGCCGAGATTAAGGAGGCAGTGGAGTTGATTACCGATGCACAGGGAGCGAACCACTTCATCGAGCATATCAATGACTACAAGAATCTTGGAAACTCCGTCATCCTGTATGCAAGAGACCTGTTCTCTGCCAAGATGAAGAATCTGAAGTTGAAGTACAACAAGGAAACCAAGAAGTACGAGGATGCAGCCTAAGATTCAGTTTAAGTTCTACGCCACGCTGTTGGATGCGTATCAGAACTACATCGACAGCGACATCATCTGGGAGCGGTATTGGGGATTCTCTGAGAATCCTCCCCACTCTCCAGAGGAATTTAGAGAGGCGCAGTTCCAGGCGTTGATTGACAGAATCAATCGTGTCCCCTTCGACAGCGAGAGGGCAGACAGAGGAACGGCATTCAATGAAGTCATAGACTGCATGGTAAAGGGCGAGAACTCAGACAAGATTAAGGTACAGAGAGTGAAGAATGATGATGGAAAGATACTCGGTCTAAACGTTACCTATAACGAACGGACGTTCTACTTTCCCATCACTCTTTGCAGGGAGGTGGCCGACTACTACAAGGGAGCACTGGCGCAGCAGTTTGTTGAGGCTGTGTTGCCCACCATCTTCGGAAACGTCCTGCTGTACGGCTACATCGACTATGTGCTTCCCTTCTGCACTCATGACTTGAAAACAACAGGTAGTTACTCTGTTGGAAACTACAAGAACCACTGGCAACACCTTGTGTACCCCTATGCGTTATACCAGAACGGATGCAACGTCCCAGACTTTGAGTACAATGTGGTCGAGTTAGGAAAGACTTCCTACCAGACGTTCACTGAAAGTTACTCATACGTCCCAGAACGTGACGTTCCGAAGCTGACGCAGCACTGTGAGGACTTCATCAGATTCCTGCAGGATAATAAGAGTTTGATAACAGACAAGAAAATATTCGCATTGATATGAAAAAAGAAGAAAAGGATATCGTTCCGGTAGCGGAACTTCGAGCAGAGCAACTTGAACTGAAGGTCAGTGAAAAGACCATCGGTAGCCTCACCACCAACGCCAAAGAGATTCGTGACTTGGTAAAGGCCGCTCTCCCAAAGTATGACATCAGTAACTATTCGTCCGATGACATTGCCAAGGCAAAGGCAGACAAGGCCCTGCTGAACAAGGCTCAGAAAACCCTCAATGACAAGCGTGTCGCCTTTGAGAAGGAGTTTATGGCTCCCTTCGGAGAGTTCAAGGAGGTTGTTGCTGACACCTGCAAACTTATCAAGGATGCAGTAAGCAAGATTGATACTGTCATCAAGGAGGATGAGCAGCGTAGCAGGGATGAGAAGAAAGCCAGTATCGAGGCACTGCCAGAGATACAGGAGTTTGAGGCTCTTGGCCTCTCCATCCAGACCATCTGGAATGAGAAGTGGCTGAACAAGACCACATCGTTGAAGTCCATCAGTACAGAGATAGCAGAAAAGACCAAGGCCGTCAAGACGGATCTTGAAACGCTGAAATCCTTTGCCGAGGACTACGATGTTCTGGTTGTCCGCTATAAGGAGAGTTTGAATCTGAACGACACTGTAGCCTATGCCAACCGACTGAAAGCCCAGAGGGAGGCAACCAAGGCCGCAGAGACATCCAAGGAGGAAGCCACTGCCAACACTCCATCCGGGCAGACAAGCGAGGCTCCTGCAGGACAGCAAGAGGCTCAAACGGAAAGCACTGCACCATCCAACAGCAACGATGACGCAGAGGCAGACGCTATTGATGCTTTCGCAGACGCTATGGGTATAGAGGTCGAGGCTCCCAAACAGGAGCAGAAACCTGTTGTATATCCAAGGACGTATGAGATTAACGCTACAGATGAGCAGTTCAACGATATTGAGGCTTATCTGAGCCAGTTAGGAGTAAACTTCACTATTCAAGATTAAGACTATGCCAAACCAAGTAACAGGATTTATCCTACAGATTGGCCAGACCGTTTCCGTACCCACCCGGAACGGTCAGCCATTCCAGAAACGAGAACTGATTCTGGATGCGTCAAACTATGACCGTTTCACTGGTCGTAAGATTGAGAACTATCCTTCCATGGAGTTCACACAGAACAACTGTTCCAAGTTAGACAACTTCAAGGAAGGCGACCTCGTTACCGTATCTTTCGTGCTCTCTGGAGTAAAGTCAGAGAAAGACGGACAGGTTAACTACTTTACGCACGTCAAAGGCTATGACATCGTGCCATACCAGAGACAGAATGTAAATCAAGGCGCACAAGGAGGCCAAGCCTTTGCACCCTCACAACAGCCCGCCCAAGGACATAAAATGTCTCAGCAAGGCCAAAACACGGCTCAAACGGCTGCATCTGTAGCACCTGCACAACAGCCCTTCCCCCCTGCTGTTGATGAGAACGGAAACCCGATCGACGGAAACGCAGACGATTTACCATTCTAAGGTATGGCACTCTACAACTTGAAGAATCCGTATGACCGCCAGAGTTTCAAGGATAAGTGTGATGCACTTGTCTTGAAGCAGGAGTATGTGGAACTGAAAACGAAGCATACCAAAAGGACGTTGGCGCAGAACAGTTACCTGCACCTCATTCTCGGCTACTTTGCCAGTGAGTTCGGCTATACTCTGGATGAGGTCAAGATTGACTTTTACAAGAGAAAGTGTAATGCGGACATCTACGTTGTTGAGAGAGTGAATAAGAGAGGCCGCACGGTGAAAACCCTTCGCAGTTCATCGGACCTTGACAAACTGGAAATGACACGAAGTATCGAGCGTTTCCGAAACTGGTCCTCTGCTGAGTGCGGCCTTTATATTCCATCTGCCAATGAGGGAGAAGCGTTATTCTATGCTCAACAGCAAGTAGAGCAGTATCAGAATTATATGTAAAACAAGAATTATTATGAACGAAGTAACTATTGAACTGCACAAGTACAATGCAGTAAGAGACAGAGCCAAAGAGGCCGACCGTCTCGAAACAGAGATTGAGGAATTGAAGAAGAAGCATTATGCTGAGATTCACCAACTCAAAGAGGAAGGAAAGATCGCTGTCATGGTTCAAACGCCATTTGGAAGAGTGTTTGGAGGAAAGCCACAAATCTTGGAGATTGTCGGTCTTGACAAGGTTCGTTCCGAGATAGAGCAGCATATCATTGATGATGAGGTTGAAAAGGCTAGCTCCAAACTCACCAAGGAACTGGCTGAAGCCAGGACCAATGTGTCAAAGCTCAAGGCCAATGTGTCAGACCTCGAAGCTAAGATAGAGTATCTTCAGAACCGCAGTCTGTGGAAGAGAATAGTAAATGTTTTTAAACCATCAAAGTAATAAAGTTATGTTAGCAAATCTGTTAGATTATCGCCCCGAAAAGATTGAGTTTGTCTTGACCGAGGCACAGCGTGAAATGTACAAAGACGTTCTGACCATCTGTAACGGTGCAAAGAATGCCGATGAGGCCATCAAGGTTTTCAACGAGAAGTTCAACTGCCTGTTCCCGGAAGGCGAACTGGCCACCAGAAAGTACGATGCCCATGAAATCGGTGAGATTCGTGAAGAGTACTGTCTGAAGCAGGAGAACGAGGCTCCCATGCGCAAGGATGAGTTAGAGACTACTCTGGAGCGCATTAAGGCCATGAAGAAGAAGGCCGAGGATGCCTACAACTCCGTCCTGTTGGAGATTGCCGATCTTGCTGCAAGGGTGAAGAAAGGCACTACCGACTTTTCCCTTCCTGCAACCCAGACCGTCCGTATCGCTCTGAACGGAAACTTCTGCTTCTTCTCATGGGTGGACGGCCAGATGCAGTTGGTCAAGGTAGAGGAAATCCCAGAATGGGACAGAAACTCTCTCTGGAGCCAAGAGGATTGGAACCGCAAGGCCATGAAGGAGGTGTTCGGTATCGAGTTCCCAGAAATCAAGAAGCCTGCCAGTGCAGACGATGTCGATGAGAAGAATGATGACCTTCCGTTCCCTTCAGAGGAAGAGGTGGCAGATGAACAGCAGGCCGCAGAGAAGGATGGCAAAGGTAAGAATGGCAAAGGTAAGAAGAGTAAGTAATCAAGTTCGGTGAGGTGTGGTTTTTCCATGCCTCACCTTTCCCACATCAAGAGCAATGAAATATCAGTTAAGAGAATACCAAAGGGATGCAAGTATAGCGGCTGTCAAGTGCTTCAAGTCCAAGGGCAAAAGGAATGGCTTGCTCGTTCTGCCTACAGGAGCAGGAAAGAGCCTCGTTATAGCAGACATCGCATCGAAACTGGATGGTCCCCTGTTGGTGTTCCAACCGTCAAAGGAGATTCTTGAACAGAACTTTGCCAAGTTGCAGAGTTACGGCTGTTGGGATGCCGGCATCTATTCAGCGTCAGTAGGCCATAAGGACATCAACCGTATCACTTTCGCTACCATCGGAAGCGTCATGAATCACATGGAGGACTTCGCTCACTTCAAGAATGTTATGATAGATGAGTGCCATGGAGTGAACAGCAAGGCAGGCCAGTACAAAGAGTTCCTGGAAGCAGAGGACAGGAAGGTTGTCGGACTGACAGCAACGCCATATCGCCTCTGCAGTTATATGAGCGGAAGCATGTTGAAGTTCATCACCAGAACGAAGCCACGTATTTTCGATGACGTTTTGTACTACTGCCAGATTTCAGACCTGTTGGCCAAGGGCTACCTCGCCAACCTGCATTACTATGACCTAACGACATTGAACCTCGACAGGGTGCGTTCCAACTCCACAGGAGCAGACTTCGATGACAAGTCATTGAAGGAGGAATACATCAGAAGCGGTTTCTATGACAAGCTGACCACTACCACCATCCGAGTATTGAGACCGAAAAGCGGAATACCCAGAAAGGGAGTGCTAACCTTCACCAGATTCATAGAAGAGGCCGATAGTCTTGTTGGAAAACTGAGGGCTGTAGGTATCAATGCCGATATTGTCACAGGAGAGACACCGAAGAAGGAGCGTGAATCTATCTTGGAACAGTTCAAGGCAGGAAGAATCAAGGTAGTTGCAAACGTTGGCACCCTCACTACAGGTTTCGACTATCCAGAACTTGATACGGTCATCCTTGGCCGTCCTACAAAATCGCTCGCTCTTTACTATCAGATGGTAGGCAGAGCCATCCGACCCTGCAAAGGTAAGGACGGATGGATAATAGACCTCGGAGGCTCATACAGGCGATTCGGCAATGTTGCCGACTTGAAGATAGATCTTGAAGCACCATGCTCTTCAAGGTGGTGCGTGACCTCTCACGGAAAACAACTAACGAACGTATTATTCAGATGAA